CCTCATAAACCTTAGTTTCCTCGGACATAGTACACCTTTCGGGAGCGCTCGCTTAAGTACCATGCTACAGGGCAAGTCAACTACCATTCTCCGCCCATGTATTCATCCGCATTAGTAACAGTCCAACCATCAGAGTTCTTACCTACTCCTGCTAATTGCCGACGAAGACTTTCGTCATATCTAGCAGGATACTGCTGATAATCAGCTGCTGTAGGTTGTCTTTCTTCTTGCACAGGCGTTTCTACGACGGCCTTTATATCAGGCATCATAGTGAAGAAATACCTAAGACCATCCATAGCATGATCATCTTTTTTATGCGGAACGTCATATGCGTTGTTCTGACGCTCCATTGTCTTATTCGCCCAAGTCTTCCAACGGTACTTAGGCATCTCTTTTATGAGATTCTCGCAGTTCCGGGTGACGTGCCACCTAGGCGGCGTTTCGTCGTTGTAATTAATATAAGAATTGACTTTGTTGATTCCAGTCGTTACATCGTTAATTCCATGCATAACTTCAATTCCATGCGTGATATACTCAGCCTGTACTGAGGTACCAGTTACTGGATTCTTTTGTGCTAGGGCAGGATCACAAACTCTCATAACAGGTGTGCGACCAAAGGTAGCTTCCATCATTTTAACAATAGCAGCGTGCTGATCAATAGTCATCTCACGTTCATAATGCTCAGCAAAGGTAATTACTTCTCCATCCGGAGAGACTACGTGCCAATGCCAGGCTGTAGGATTGTTATAGCCGTGATCGACAGATGCATACAAATCCCAGTCTTTAACATCATCTAGGTTAATCTCATCAATAACGTGGACAGACTTCTTAAATTTCTTGTAAATAACTCCACCACGTCGAATGAAGTTACCACCTACACGAGTATCACGATCTTCTTCTGGAATAGAATCAATGAAGGATTGAATCGCCCTGTCACTAAGCTTTGTATTCTCCCACATCTCTACAACTTGTACTTCTACGTCACCATCAGGATTTTCAAAGTTGGGAAGATAAATCTCATCATACATCCATTGCATACCGAGGATTGGAGTAAGTGTCATCCACCAAGCACCATCAGTATCAATAAGACGTGCAAGACATTCAATATAGATTTCTTGTGGTGGTTCCTCATCAAAGTGTACAAAGTGACGAGAAGTTCCCACGAATTTCTGAACATCCTGCTCATAACTCATAAATTCAGCAAATGAACCATTTTCAAAATAAAGAGTTCTGGCGCTTAAATCGTAAGCACTATAAAAAGATCCGCCTCGTAAATAACTTGGCGGACACCATCTAGAGAAGGTTGGTAGCAGGATTTTATTAATGCCTTCTTCGACATCGACTCCCACGATGCGCCCTCGTACCGGCGGATCTGGGGTCCGTTTATAACGATTAGTTCCTGCCATCCAATCAATGTCTTCTACAATGCCTACAGTAGTTTTACCAGAGCGGTTACCGCCAGCATATAGCTTCTTTAATTTCTCAGAACGTAAGAATATTTCCTGCTTAATTAGAGGCTCAAAGCCTAAGATATTAGGCTCATCAGCCTGTAACGATAGCTTTTCTGCTAATTCCTTAAAGAAGTCATCAGGATTAATTGTTTCAGGCTTACGCCGTCGTGGAGTCCGTTGCACCTAGCTTCTCCAATGCATCAATAATACTAGCTACAGCGGCATTACCTCCGCGAGAACCCGAAATAGTTACTCCCGCTAAAGGTTTAGTATAAGGTGAACCTACAATATGTTTATGATCCCCGGCCGCTGCTGCATCATGTTTAGAACCTAAAGTGTGATGAATAGCATCCTGAGAAGAATCAGTATCTGCTGTCTGATGAAATTTTGCAACTTCTGTAGCAGGAACTTGACCCGATTGCGACCTATCATATTCCGGCTTATATCCCTCACTCATGAGAGAGAACCTAGCCAAATAGCTGTTAATGCCATACCTTCTGCAAATGTATTACCATCTGCGTTTAGAGCAGCACCTGAGTTTTGGAACAGTCCACCAGTAATAACATCATCCACAGCAAAGTTAAAAAAATCAGAAATCTTAACACCATTAGCACCACCGGTAAAGGAAAGATCAACGATAGATAATAGCGAAGTCCCATTCTTTCTAATGTCGCCTCTACGAACCCCTGTAGCATTTGCAGCGAATGAAGCTACAAGTGATACATAATAGAGACCTGCTTTTCTAATAGTAATAGCATCATTAGTAAGATTCACCATTGCGCCCTCAGCACGAGCAGCATAGGAATCAAAAGTAGTAACGTTAAAAGCTGCTAGAGTTAGAGCGTTGTTAGGAACTGACTGTGCTACAGAAGCTGTCATCTTAGCAGCTGGGACAAAGTTACCATCAGTCTTGTCCCAGCCAGCATTCAAAAGAGCTACGTTAATAAATTCTGAGCCATCCGGCTTACTTATTTGAAGCCGGTTAGTTAAAGTAATGGTCATAGAATCTCTCCTCTCACAACCTGTGTCTCTACTTTAGCAGGAGAGTCAAGACCGACTAGTAATGCCAAATCTCTAGAAATTTTCTTCAACACTTCCGGATCAGTAACGTGAATCATTAAAATTTCAAGTACTTTATTTAATATCTGACGAACGTCAATCTGGTTCTCTTTACCAGTGTAAAATCCAGAAACTTCATAGTAAAATTTAAGTGAACCTAAGTCGCCTCGCTTAACGTTCTCTACTAAAGCTAAGTGGGCGTCAGGCAATGCTCCCTCTAAAATTTGCTTAGAGCGAGTCATCATGTATTCTTTCATGTCGGGGTCTTGCATCCAACCGTCCCATTTAGTTGGCGTAACCCCTGCGTCTTGTAATTTCTTTCGGTTACTCCGCTGATCTGCTAAGTTCAGCATCGTGTTAGCTAAAGTGATCTGCTCCGGTGTTAATGAGCGGCCTTCAATAACAGGCATTCCTCGTTCTTCAAAAGAACCTTTTAACTTAGTAAGTAGTTCATTCAATTTCTTATGAGAGATACCAAACGTCTTACTTAATTGCTCAGGAGTTGGTAGTTTACCTGAGAGAAACCATTGTTGCTCACAAAACATTATTAGGCGGCTCTCCTGCTCCGTCAGAGGCATCTAGTTCTTTCACCCGCTCTCTAGCTAAGTCATCTAATTCTTTATATAAGCGTTCACAATTCTTCTCGTAGTCTTCTGCGCGAAAGCCAACTCCAGCGTTATAATTTAAATCATTTAAAACCCTGCGAACTTTATGCTGATAAGAAAGTTCGGTCTGCATAGCCATTAGCTCTCCATTGTGCGACAGCGGTTTTAAGGGGCCTACAAGACCAGCCTATCTCGTTGCAAGCAATAGATAAACCGTGAGGAATTCCTCGTTGCTGGTTCCGCTCAAAATTGGCTACAGGGCTAGGGTGAATGCACAATCCCTTACAAAAACCTACTTGACTTAATCCTACCTGGCTGCGGTAATATTTAAGGGGATGAACCTGGCTAGTGAAGACAAATCCAAGAACTTCTAGGAAACTAGCGTAAGAGTTTTTAAAGTCAGCACGAGAGTCTCGGATATACCCATCCCAAGTAGTACCTAGCTCAAGGGGGCTTATCCCGTAAGCTTTACTTAGAGATTCAATTAGTTTAATGTTAGGAGTCCCGGAAAGGATGCTAGATTCCATTTTTACCACAAAGGACCTAGACACGCCTAGGTACTCTGCGATAGTATTTTGAGTAAAGCCGGCTCTTTCCCTAAACTGCGTCCAGGGGTGTTTCATGAAACGTCTCCATAGTTCTGACCCTAACTCTAGCTTACCAGAGGAAGCTCTGAAAGTCAAGCAATTAACTGGTGGTACACCTTTAAAAAGGCAGTTTTCAATCCAGCTACAGGGCGAGGTACTATTAGCAATGGAACAGCGAGCTAGAAAGCTAGGATTATCAGCTAATCAATATTTTAGGTACGTACTTGAAATGGATTTAGTGAAAGAAGGAGAGCTTCCTGATTGGTGGTATACACGTAAGAGATAACATTTTTCGTAGATCAGCTGGGGCCAACAGGCCAGTGGAAATGGCGCCAAAACTTGACAACATGTTAATGCCAATCAAAGTGTACTAAGTTACTTAACTTAATAGCGAATCCTAAATTGGAATGAATCCAATTTATGTACAACGTAGTAATTGTGATAGACTGGCCTTATCCGCTACCGAGGGAGAGGTTAGCCATGCGCTTCTACTGCGAGAACATTAGCACTCATCACTACATTGTTTATGACAATGTAACGCGTAATTCATTCCTCTTTAGCATGAGAAATTCCCAGCTGCGCCTAATGCGCCAATCGAGAGCCGCCGATGA